CGCCGAGCTTGCGCTGCTGGACGCATTGCTTTCGCTGGTAGCTGCATTTGACGCGCTGGTTGAGGCAGATGCTGCACTGGTGCTGGCATTAGTCTCGCTTGTTGCAGCATTGGATGCGCTGCCAGCAGCTGCGGTTGCGCTACTACTCGCGTTTGTAGCCGAGGTGGAGGCTGCAGACGCACTGGTACTTGCGGACGATGCCGAAGTCGCAGCATTGGTCTCTGATGTAGAAGCGTTTGTCTCAGCTGTTTCGGCACCTGTTTGAGCAGTCTGAGCTGCTGTTGCAGCGGTTGATGCTGTGCTTGCGCTTGATGCAGCATTTGTCTCTGAGGTTGCGGCGTTTGTCTCTGAAGTTGCTGCGTTGGTGGCTGAAGTGGACGCTGCTGCGGCTGAAGTAGCTGCTGCGTCTTTATGAGTTTCTGCAGTATTTCGATACCCAAGCGCAGTGTCTCTTGCGCTTTCGCTTGCGGCTTGAGCCGTCTGAGAGGCGTCTCTTGCAGTTTCTGCGGCAGCTTGGGCGGTCTGGGCGTCGGTTTCGCTTGATGCGGCTGCTGCAGCTGATGCTGCGGCTGCGTCAACGCTACCTTGAATAGTGTTTTCAGTTGTTGCTGTGGAGCCAGATGTTTGGAAAAAGCCTGACTTACTCATCAATTATTCTCCATCAAATCTGTAGGCTGGTTCTATCCTCTGAACCCCACCATTCATTTCTTGGTCATTTGCTTGTTCTTGAATTTCGGTCAGAAACTGGTTGTATTTTTGTTCAAACAATTCACCTCTGGAATCCAGAAACCAGTCGGCAGCATAAGTAAGGGCTGCGTAGATGATTAGGTCAGGCGCAACCTGCGCCAGAATGTTTTCGTCACTATCCGCAGTCATTGGGTCGAACTCGCCATAGTAGTAGAGAACAAGTGTTCCAGATGTTGGTTCAGGATAAATGTTCACCTTCTCTTGCTGACGTGCGAAGTACTTCGGTGTGCCTGTGTAGACGCTGCCCTGAAGTTCCCTGAAGCGCCGTGTCGAAACACGCTCCAATTCGTTTGTGGAGTGATAGAGGCTAATGATTTCGAGAAAATCCGTGGGAAGCGTTAAAGACGAAGTCTGCGCTGATAATGTGTAGTTTTGTACCTTTTCATTCATCGGTACGCGCAATTGACGTTGTATTCTTGCAATGCCTTGATTGATGAATGTTTCAGATAAGGCTGTAGTCAAATCACTGCGGTTAAGCAGATTTTGAAAGTGTGTCTTTAAGTCACCGAAGTTCATATCTAGTTACCTTATGTGCTGCGGGTTCGCCGTTTCTTTGCAGTCTTTGCCGCAGCCTTGAAGGCAGCATCCGTTGGACGACCTTTTGCTCCGGGTGGTCTGGGTTTTTTGCCAGCTGCCCGCCGTTTATGAATGTTTGCGTAAAGTCCGTTTTTCATTAGAGGCTTTTCTCCGTCGTTAAAAAGGCGTCTAGGTTTTCTGCGCGAAGGCGTCGAACTATTTCCTTACCGTTGACGTTTGGGTCGAGAATGTTGAAACCCTCTCGCATCCATTTTTCCGCTATCACAGCTGGAATTGATGCTACGTGCATGAACTCGCCTTCTCGATGGTTGATGCTGTCGTCACGTTTGGCTTTGATGCTATCCAGCAAAGACTGGGGTATTTCCTGTGATTTTTTCAGGACCAGACCGCCAGCATCCGCTTCAAATTCTGTCTTCACTCCATCCAGTTTGGGCGCAGTGTTAGTGTCTTTTTTCATGTGGTCTCCTTAAAAATTATGAAGGTGTGAGGGGCAGCGCGGAAAGGAGAGCAAAAGCCACGCTGTCGCTCCCCTCACTCCTAACTGTCTGGTCTAGCTAAGACCGTTGATTTGACCTGATGCCTTCGGATTCATGTGCATCAGTCCGTATTCCCCAACAACGAAATGCTTTTCGCTATCGCCTGTCTTAGAAAGCAGGGTACGAGAGAACGGACGCAGTACTGCTGAACGCCACATTGTGGGGTCGAGCAGGAAGGCGTGAGTTGTCATTTGGTGACGGTTCAAGACGACCTTGTACTCACCGTAAGGAGAGACGTAGAGGTCAATCACATTGGTCAATGTACGCTGGGCGTCATTGAAGTTGCGGTAACGACCAGACGCACCAGTGAACCCAGCAACAATCTGGGCGTCGGCTGGCTTAATCATGAAAACGGACGGGTCACCGCCAGCTTCAAAGACTGCCTGTCCTAGTTCCAGAAGCTTGGCTTCGGTGAGTGCGTCAGTAGCGTTGGCTCCAGCGTCTTTAGTAGTCGTGGAGTCAATCAGCTGGTCAGCTGACGCCATCTCACGGGCTACAGGGCCAGAGTTGTTTCCAGCTACAGCTGGATTCGATGCTCCCACGTAGGCATATTCCAAATCTCGCTTGATGGCCTTAAGTGCACGGCCAAGAGCGTAGGCTGTTTCTTTTGCCCTTCCGTAGGTCGAAGTGGCATCACTTGTAGCACTGACTTGAAAAGCCTTAGTCAGAATTTGTGTGTTCCCCGAAATCATTGTTGTCGGGGTCAATGCAGCGATTGTGGCGTCTGCACCTTCAACAGCAGCGTTTGCACCAGCAGCTTCGAGAGAGTCAGTCTGGTATTGGTAAATGCGATTATGAACCTTTTGGGTCTTAATCATCGAAACCATTGGGGTATCTGTTGGAGAAATGTCGGTAATGATGTCCGATACATCTTCCTTTTGGCCCACAATGGAATATGTGGTGTAGGTACTCATGTAACTATATTCCTTCTATTTTCGTTGGGTTTCTATGCTTCCCAGCGACTAAGAAGTGCTTCTGCAATGTCATCGAAATCATTGCCACCGTTTTTCAACCTTGCTCTAGCTTCTGCAACCTTGTTCTGTTTCCTCTGGTTTTCAGTATCAGGTGCTTTGCGTGTGCGAAGTGTTTTCTTGGTGGTCGCAGCTTTCTTTTTCTTGATGGCAACCTGTTTGCCAGCGTCATACAGCCGGGCCTTGTTGATGAGCATAATCACCTTTGGGTCCGTGTAATTGTTCACGTCATCCTCTGGTAACCCAATCTTGATGGCGTAGGTTCTGATGTCGTTGTAGAGGTTGTTATTCCAATCTGGTATTTCTTCCTCAAGAACCCTCACACATTCCCTTGCTGCCTCTTGCAGTTGAGCTTGTTGTTGGTTCTTAACTTCATTGTAGAAAGCGTCAGCCTCTTCTGTAAGAAACTTGAGGTCACTAAATGCCTCTTCTGCTTCTTTTCTTAGAGCCGCGAAGTCTTCGGTTTCCATAGCTTTCGAAGCAACGAGCATATCAACTTCGCCATACGGCTTGTAACGCTCTTTAGCTTTATCCAGCATCCTTTGGAAAGCGAGATGATTTTTTCCGATGGCATCTTCAAGCACTTTGCGCTGTTCAGCCACTCGTTGAGACTTTTGGGTGAGACTAGCTTCCTGACCATAGAGACGTTTAAGCGCAGCAACAGATACGGTCTCAGATTTACCATTAATAACAACCTCGACTTCAGCGTCATCAGGCACAATTGAAGTTTCACTATCGTCAACTTCATCATCACCCTCATCCTCGTAAGCGTCTTGGTCATCATTTTCGGTATCATCCTCTTCCCGGTCTATTTCTGTCTCATTCTCCTCTTCGGTTTCGTCTATCTCGTCTAACTCCTCGACATTGTCTGTCTCTTCAATGTCAGAAGTCGCCTCTGTCTCGTTTGGTTCGGATAGCTTACTTTCGTCAGCGTCCTGTTTTTCCCAACGTGCCAGAATGGCTTCAGCTGCGTCATCTACTGACATTTGCAGCCCGTCTTCAGTGATTGAGGGGTCTTGTTG